CCGGCAGCCAGTGGCAGGTGCGCATCCGCCGGCTGACCGCCAACGCCAACAGCAGCACCATCGCCGATACCATCAACGTGCTGTCGATGACCGAGATCATCGATGCCAAGCTGCGCTATCCGAACTGTGCGCTGGCGGCGGTGCAGGTTGATGCCAGCCAGTTCCAGAACATTCCCACCCGGTCCTACCAGCTGTGGGGCCGCATCGTACGCATCCCCTCCAACTACGATCCGCTCAGCCGTCTCTACAGCGGTGTGTGGGACGGTACCTTCAAGAGTGGCTGGACCAACAATCCGGCCTGGGTGTTCTTCGACATCGTCACCAACGATCGCTTCGGCCTGGGCCATCGTGTTCCGCTGGACTGGGTGGACAAGTGGCGGCTGTACCAGATCGCGCGCTACTGCGATGAACTGGTCAGCGATGGCCAGGGCGGCAAGGAGCCGCGCTTCACCTGCAGCCTGTATCTGCAGACCCGCGCCGAGGCCTACCGCGTGCTGCAGGACATCGCCACCATGTTCCGCGGCATCAGCTTCTATGCGGCGGGGCAGGTGATGGCCTCGGCCGACATGCCCAAGGACCCGGTGCTGACCTACAGCCAGGCCAACGTCATCGAAGGGCGCTTCCACTATGCCGGCAGCAGCCGAACGGCGCGGCACACGGTGGCCCTGGTGTCGTGGATCGATCCGGACGACTTCGGCCGGCAGAAGGTCGAAGTGGTGCAGCACCTGCCTGGCGTGGCCCGCTACGGCATCAACCAGACCGAAGTGACGGCGGTGGGCTGCCACTCGCGTTCGCAGGCGCAGCGCGTGGGCAACCACATCCTGCATACCGAGATGCTGGAAACCGAGACGATCAGCTTCTCGGTGGGCCTGGATGCGCTGGGCTGCATGCCCGGTGATGTGATCCAGGTGGCCGACCCGAACCGCGCCGGCCGCCGCAATGCGGGCCGCATCCGTAGTGCGGGCACGCGCAGCCTGGTGCTGGACCGGATGCCGGAACAGATCGCGGCCGGTGACACCCTGCGTGCCACCCTGCCCAGCGGGCAGACCGAAGCACGCACGGTGCAGTCGGTGGACGGCGAGACGGTGACCGTCAGCGCGCCGTGGTCGGCGGTGCCGGTGGCGCAGTCGGTCTGGGCATTGGAATCGCCGGAGCTGGCCCTGCAGCACTATCGCGTGCTGTCGATCAGCGAAGGCGAGGACCTGACCTATCAGATCACCGCGCTCAAGCACGTGCCGGGCAAGTACGCCGCCATCGACGACGGCACGCGCCTGGATCAGCCGCCGATCAGCATCATCCCGCCCAGCGTGCAGCCGGCACCGGCCAACGTGCGGATGGCCTCGCATGTGGTGGTCGACCAGGGCATCGCTACCTCCGTGCTCACGATCGAGTGGGATGCTGCGGACAAGGCGATCGGTTATGACGTGGAATGGCGCCGTGGCGATCTCAACTGGGTCCGCGCTGGTCGCGTCGGGACGCAAAGCCTGGAAGTGCGGGGCGTCTACGCAGGCGAGTATCTGGCCCGCGTACGCGCGGTCAATGCGCTGGGCGCGGTGTCGCAGCCGACGCTCAGCGCGCTCACCACCATTGAAGGCAAGACGACGCCGCCCCCCTCGCTGGCATCGTTGACCAGCACTGCCCGCCCCTTCGGCATCGCACTGTCCTGGGGCTTCCCCGCAGGTGCAACCGATACCGAACGGACCGAACTCTGGTACAGCACTGGCCCCAATCGCGAGAGCGCGATCAAGCTGGGCGACTTCGCCTACCCGCAGGCCCAGCACCAGATGAACGGCCTGGCCGCTGGCGCGCGCTTCTGGTTCTGGGGACGGCTGGTGGATCGAAGTGGCAACATCGGCCCGTGGTATCCGGCGCAAGCCGGGGTGATGGGTGAGTCCAGCAGCAACCCGGATGACTACGACGCCTACTTCGCCGGCCGCATCAACGAAAGCGCGCTGGGTCAACAGCTGAAGGGCAAGATCGAGCGCGTCACCGAAGTGCTGCCGCTGGTCTGGGATGCCTCGGCAATCTACACCCCGGGCCAGACCGTCATCCACGACGGCCGGATCTGGAGCTGGCAGGGCGCCGCTGCAGGCAACGAGACGCCGCCGGGCAGCCACTGGAAGAGCATCGGCGACGCGATCGCCGAGGCGGGCGCCATCGTCGGCCGTGTCGACCAGCTGGAAATGGACGTGACCGACGTCGATGGCAAGGTGGCTGCGCAGGGGCAGAAGGTCGATGGCCTGTTCGCCCAGGTCAGCGACCACAGTGCCGGCGAGGAGGACTACAACGTCGGCGAGAACGATGTCAGCGCCGGCGCCATCACCGTCTACAGCGTGATGGCCGAGAAGGACGCGGCACTGGCCAAGCGCGTGGACACGGTCGAAGCGTCCATCGAAGGTGTTCCAGGCAAAATCGAGGGCGTCAGCGCCGCGGTCCAGCAGGTCTCGCAGGCCGTGGTCAACCTGGATGGCAAGGTCAGCGCGACCTATACGGTCAAGGCGCAGATCACCAGCGCCGGGCAGATCTACATGGCCGGCATGGGTCTGGGCGTGGAGCAGCAGCCAGATGGCAGCTACCAGAGCCAGATCCTGATGCAGGCCGATCGCTTCGCGCTGATCAACGAGAGAAATGGACAGATCACCACGCCCTTCGTGGTCGAGAACGGCCAGACCTTCATCAGTCAGGCATTGATCGGGAACGGCAGGATCCAGAACGCGATGATCGGTGATTTCATCCAGTCCAACGCGGTGGGTGCGAGAGGGCAGCCACGCTGGCGGTTGGACAAGAGCGGCGCGATGACGATGACCGGCCCCGACAATGGTGGCTATCTGACCATCGTCAACAACGTGATCCAGGTATTTGATGCAGCAGGAACGCTGCGCGTGCAGATGGGGGTGTGGTAATGCCAGTCGGAATCCAGGTTTTCAATGCGGATGGCAGTCTGGGCTATGACCCGCAAGGCAGGTTGTTCCGCGTGCTTGCAAGCATCCAGTACAGCACGGTCGACGGCAGCGCAGCCTTCTCCCGGCAACCGGAAGATACCGATCTGACGGCGGTTGCTCGCGGCAGGTATGCCCCGGACTTCTCCATCGACGTGGCCTCCGGCATCGTCAGCTGGCGTCACGTCAATGTTCCCGCCAAGGACCGCTATCCCGGCATCGTCGAAATATGGGCCCGCTGATATGACTGCAGGAATCAAGATCATCAATGACTGGGGCACCGTACTGATCGACGATGCCTTCCCGACACTCGCCATGCTGGCTCAAGGCACTACCACGCTGGATGGCGAAGGAAGCAGGTACATCGGCAACCATGCCGGCATGGTTGCCGTGCGTTCGACCTCGGTGGTTGGAAGCCAGTACTACAATCAGATCGACGGCTATTCGGCTGGGCTGTATCTGTTTGGTCCGCCCGGCGCAGTGGTGCAGTGGTATGTGTACGCGCCACCGCAGGAGCCACCAAGCAATTTTGGACTGATCATCCGTGACGGTGCCGGCCGCCTGATGTTCGACGCAGGCCGGAAAGCCGCGCGGGTGGCTGGCCTTCGTTCTGCGTCGACACGGCCTGGCTGGCAGGGGAGCGCCCAGTTTGATCCTGGACGTGCCTGGGCAGTGATGCCCCTGGTTCACGCGTACGATTCGGCGAACACGTTCCAGCGATGGGGCGATCCGCAGGAATACCTGCAACACGAGGACGTAAGTGTTTCCGGAGGGGCGGTCAACGGTGGAACCATCACGTTCGGGATGACGCAGACGGCGCGGCGTACCTACGGCCCCTACTACGGACTACCTCTACCCACCCGGTTCACCTATACCGGGAACAATGCAGCCCTCGCGGTGCTTGATGTAACCGGCTACTAGTGTCGGCCATGCTGGCCGAGATCGGCCTGCTCGAGTTGATCGAACAGGTGGGCGGGGGCGGCGGCGGGCACTGACGCTTCCGCGTTCGCGTCTGAGACGACGCGCACGCATTCTGAAGCCGGTCAGGCACCTGAAACCGTCGCTGTCGTAGCATTGCCCGCGTGATGGGGCCGATGGACGGCCCCGCGTTGACGGGCCACGTGCCTGGATGCCAAGGAGATGCAAGCAATGCAGGG